TGCCGGGAAAAGGTTATTGGGCTCCAAAGCAACCATTGTTAAATAAGAAGTCAACATATGGTGCAATTGGTGGTGCGGCTCTAGGTGCGTCTTTGGCAACTGATCCAGTATCAGGTGCAATTTATGGAGTAGTAGGTTTAGTTGTTGGTTATATTGTAGGAGACACTATTGACAAAGTTGATCAAATTCATGCTGCAATGGCAATAAACTATTCGTTTAATAATAATACATCTGTTACGTGGCAGAATCCACGAGGCAATTTTATTGTTAAAAATACCCCAACAAGAACTACTGGTTCATCTACAAAACCTTGTAGAGAATTTATTACAGATATTATTGTGAATGGTAAACAAAAACAAATGCGAGGCACAGCTTGTCTTACTCCGAAAGGGGAATGGGAAATGAAAGAGGTATATTAATGACACATGACACTAAAACAAGTACTCCTCTAAAGGAACACCACGAACTAGTATGGTATGTCAAATGGGTATCATCTATCATTATTGTTCTTGCAATGATCGCAACAACAAATGACTTGTATCCTTGGAATATGTTTCTACAGTTTCTTGGATGTGCTGGTTGGTTGTGGGTTTCTATTAAGTGGAATGATCGTGCATTGATAGTTGTAAATGCGGTAGCAGTTGCAATATTCATCAATGGTTTTGTAATTTTTTTTAAGGGATAAATATTATTATGGTAAAGAAGAAAATAGTTGTTAGTACAGATAATTCTAAGTGGGCTGCTCCTAAGACTAGGAAGAAACGAAAGCCTATGTCTGATGAACAAAAGTCAGCGGCAGTAGAAAGACTTGCAAAAGCGAGAGAGAAGAAAGCAGCTGCTGATCCTTCTTATGGTAAGTCTAATATTCACAAATCTCTATGGGATTTACCTACAGACCATCAGTTACATCCTGATAAGGTTAAGGTGTGGATGAAGACCCAGAAAGAACTTGCTTCTGTTGAACGTGCTGGTGTTAAGAAAGATATTAAAGGTTCGATTGCTAGACTTGCAGACCATGAAGGTTATGTAAGAGAAATGCAGAGTTATCTCAAGCATGGTGATTGGTCTGCTATGTTTTATGGTGAGTACCAAGAGAAGAAAATTAGAAGTCGTAATGTAGCTCTTGGTTACTATTGGTATGGTCCAAATATAGGGAAACCCAAACGTGACGTTGGAACATTCTATCCAGACTTAGGTATGGTATGGGAAAAGGATATGGAAGCATGACTGCTGATATAATTAAAGGCCCGTGGAGAAAGGGTAGAAAAATAGTTATACCTGATCCAAATGAAACGATAGAAATTGAAGAAGATTTGATGTTCGCAGATAATTTAACAGAACAGATAATGGTGCAGCTTATTCATACTATGAGTGAGAATGGATTCGATATAAATAATGAGTCTTTTATACGAAGCATGGCATTTGTAATAGAGACTCTAAAAGCGTCTATATATAAAGAGTTAGAGTTAGAACATCCCATGAGTTCTCTTATGGATATTGTTTCTAAAGTAACTCTTGATAAGGATAATCGGATGCAAGGTTCAATTGATCCTAAAGTATTATATGAATTAAGTGAGCAAATAGATGAACCAGACCCCGAAATTTCATAGGCCTTTTTCCCCTACTATCATGGAATCTACTGTTCCAGAACGATTTGTTAATATAATCAATGATTGTGTTGATCCTATTCTTAGTGATGATAAGAAGTCCATAGAATGGGATTGGTCACATAAACTGGTAGGTAAAGTTCATAAAGAAATCCAGATACCTATCTCAAATGAAGATGATATAATGTACACCAAAAATATTATGAAGACTGCCTGTCTATCTTATGTTGAGGAATTGATTAAAAGTAATACTGCCTACGGTTGGAAGAAGATTGCTGGCGATACAAAACCAACTATACAAAATATTCATCTAACACAGAGCTGGGTGGTCAGTCAGTATGCAGGCGAGTTTAATCCTTGGCATCATCACAATGGGAACTTCTCTGCTGTGATCTATCTTAAACTACCCCCTAAGATGCATGATGAGATTGTAGAGGATAACAAGGATCATTATCCAGCAAGTGGATTGATCGAATTTATGTTTGGAGAGAACCAAGAGTTTCGTAGTGACAATCTTAAATTTAAACCAGAAGTGGGCAAGTTGTTGGTATTTCCATCATGGCTTAAACATTTCGTATATCCATTTCATGTAGATGGAGAGAGAAGGAGTATGAGTTTTAACGCTCATATGTACGTGGCAGAATGATATTAGTTGATATGAGTCAAATTATGATGGCAAACATTATGATGCAAATGCATATATCCAAGGGATCTGAACCAGAAGAAGATAAGGTAAGACACATGGTTCTTAACTCTTTACGTATGTACCGCACACGTTTTCTATCTGAGTTTGGTGAGATGGTTCTTTGTTATGACTCTAAACACTACTGGAGGCGTGATTACTTTCCAGAGTACAAACACAGTCGCAGAAAAGGTAGGACTACAGATTCTAAAGATTGGGACGCTATTTTTGGTTGCCTAAATATCATTAAGGAAGAAATTAAAACCATTATGCCTTACAAGTCAGTAGAGGTATATGGTGCAGAGGCTGATGATATTATTGGAACATTATGTTCTGAATATGCAGAGGAAATTATGATACTATCTGGTGATAAAGACTTTATTCAGTTACAGAGGTTTCCTAATGTGAAACAGTATAGTCCTATCACTAAAAAAATGATAGATGGAGAAGACCCAGTTAGATACATAAAAGAACATGTATTCAAAGGTGATACCAGTGATGGAGTTCCTAATGTGCTCTCTCCAGATAATACCTTTACTGATGGTCTAAGACAGAAACCAATGACAAAGAAAAAGATGGCTTCTTGGATAGATCATAATTTTGAAGATGTTGCTCCTAATGATGAGGTTAAGAGAAATTATCAGAGAAACTTGAAACTAATTGATCTAACATATATTCCAGAAGAATTATCTAGTGAAATTCTAGAAACTTATGGGTCTTCACCATCAGGAGATCGTAGTCAATTACTAAACTATTTTATACAAAAGAGGTTATCCAACCTCACTGAATCGATAGGAGAATTTTAATGGCAGTCGATACATATACACCACTTTACTCAGAAATCTTGAGTAAATTATCAAAAATTAAATCTAAGAAAGATAAGGTTAGTCATCTAAAACATTATAATGATGCTTCTTTGAGGATGGTTATTAAATCTTCATTTGATCCTAAAATTAAATGGTCGCTTCCAGCAGGAGATGTTCCATATAAAGCCAATGATGCTCCAGAAGGAACAGAGCATGGTAATCTTGCTTATGAATCTCGCAAGCTTTATCATTATATCGAAGGTGGTAATCCAAAACTTACACAAAATAAACGAGAATCTATGTTTATTCAATTACTAGAATCTCTACATCCTGACGAAGCAGATATTCTTGTTGCTGCAAAGGACAAAATACTACATCGTAAGTATAAGGGATTGTCTGAGAATGTGGTAAAAGAGGCGTTCGATTGGGATGATGATTTTATGTTAATTGAACACGAAACATATCCTCAAGCTAGAGGTGCAGCAAATGGGTAAATGGATTTGTCCAGATTGCGGTCATATTCATGAAGGTGAAGAATCACCTACAGAAGACTGTCCAATTTGCGGTTCATCAGCAAAAGACTACGAAAAAGAATAAAACTTTTTTCACTTTTCGTTTAGAATCAAAGACTTATAGGTAACGATTTTACTTGACAAACCTCTCTACGTGTGTTATACTATGTATATAATGAGAAATAACACAGAGGATAAAAGAATGAATATATCAATAGGTACAGAGATTGCAGGTTGCTTTGGTGCTGGTCTATCTGAGTGGACAGGTAAGGTTGCATCGATAGAAGAGAACATTGGCCTTAAATGGAATAGTCCATCAGATACAATGGTTAAGGTTGTATGGGAGGATAACTTTGATTGTGCTTCGAGTTGGATCGATATCGCAGAGATACGCTCTGATTACTTTGATCCCAAGTTGCCTGGAATAGGTTACTTTGCAGTTGATACAGATCGTGCATGGGATTGGGTAGCTTAAATGATCCTCAATATCACAGGTTCTTGCAAATCGACTAGGAAACTAGTCGAGTCTGCTGCCTGGAGTTATGCAGAGAGATTGATAGGTAAAAGGTTGTTAAATACCTTATACATCGATATCAAATTAGTAAGAAATTTGACTGATAAAGAAGGGATGGAAGGTTCTTGCATCTGGGATGAATGGGAATCAAAATCTACCCCACGTTCTTACACTATCGAGCTCGACTCTAGTGTATCACTTAGAAATATATTAATCAGTCTTGCTCACGAATTTGTGCATGTTAAACAGTGGATTTCTGGTGAAATGTACGAA